CAATTCTTTATTGCGGTAGTTGGAATTTCTTTTGTTTGGTTTACACAAGATAAATAATTATCTTTTGAAAAAAAAAGTAAACATTGCATCTGTAAAAGAAAATCCTAAAATTAATTATGTAGAGGATAATTTAGAAAATAGATTTTTTTATTCTTTAAAAAAACTTATAAGTATTTTACTTGTAAAAGAAAATCCGGACAATCCAAGATTTATAAAAGATTCTAAATTTAAAAAATTAGTCAAGTCAATTAAGGCGTTTCCTGAGATGTTAGAGAAGCGTCCAATAGTAGTTGATGAGAATATGATTGTTCTTGGCGGAAATATGCGTTTAAAGGCTTGTAAGTCTGCCGGGTTGTTTGAGGTTTGGATTGATATTGCACAAGGTTGGACAGAAGAACAGAAGCAAGAGTTTATTGTTAAAGATAATGTAGGCTTTGGAGAGTGGGATTGGGATATACTAGCTAATGAATGGGATGTTCAAAAATTAGTTGAATGGGGAGTTGATCTACCCGTTTATGATGTTCCTATTGATGATGACCAAGACGACAAAAACGATACAGATAGAGAGGTTTGCGAATTGTGCGGTAAATAGTTTTCGTAAAGTTTTCGTAAAAAATGAAAAAATTCTTTTAAAAAGTTGTGTAATTGAAAAAATTGTTTTACTTTTGAAGTGTAAACAAATAGATATATTATGAAATTCACAAAATTGAAATCAGGAGTAAACGCACAATGGAAAGCAATAACAGACAATGGAACGTTTTTTATCAGTAAAAGTACATCTTACAATCTAGGGATTGTGAACTACGAGGTCGTAGTAGATTTAAAAGACGGGAGTAGCAAGACACTAGGGTATGACTTACAGTATCTAAGAGACGCCAAAGCAATAGCAGAAGCGTTTTAAAAAAAATGTAACAATCAACAATTAAAAATATATTATGAAAGATTGGAAAGATATAATTTATCAAAAATATAAAGATGAGCCTTTACCAAGTATCTTTATAGTTAAAGAATATAAAGAAGAAAAAAATAAATTTGCACAATTAAAAGAAAAATTATAATTTAGCATAGAATTAAGAACGACCAAGTTTAAAATCCTTTTTCATAAAATTTAAGTTTGTACCTCTCAGAAATGGGAGGTTTTTTTATGTATTTATATTTTTTTAACTTTGCGATATGGCAACAAAAACCGACATATTAAAAAGGAATCTTTTAGAAGCGCTAGAAAAATCGCTCGGAGTAGTTACAACGGCTTGTAAAATAGTTGATTGTAATAGGAGTACATTCTACAAGTATTACAATAATGACCAAGACTTTAAAGCGTCTGTTGATGAACTTCAAAACCTAACTTTAGACTTTGCTGAATCACAATTACACCAACAAATAAAAGACGGAAACACAACTGCAACAATATTCTATTTAAAGACCAAAGGCAAAAAGCGTGGTTATGTAGAACGTAAAGAGGTAGAGATGACCGCAGAGGTTAGTACGAGCAAATTATCAAACGAAGCAAGAAAAAAGATTGACGACATTTTAAATGAAGAATATTAACGAAATAATAAAGCAAAAATGTGAGGATTCGCTTTTGTTTTTTACTCGTTATATTTTCAAAGAAAACACCGGAAATAAATTCGAGGCCGCAGAGTTTCATAGAACATTAGCCAACACATTACACAAAGTACATAAGGGCGAAATTAAGCGCCTTATAATTAATATACCTCCACGTTACGGAAAAACTGAAATAGCCGTTAAAATGTTTATCGCCTGGACACTTGCTAAAAATCCTATGGCAAAGTTTATTCATTTATCTTATTCCGATTCGTTGGCGCTAGATAATAGTTCAATGACAAAGGAATATATTAATTCAGACGCCTATCAAAAAATTTGGAATCTGCAACTAAAAAAGGACTCACAATCACAAAAAAAATGGTACACAACGCAAGGCGGTGGAGTTTATGCAACATCCTCCGGGGGTGCAATTACGGGTTTTGGTGCGGGTACTGGTGGAGCAATTATAATTGATGATCCATTAAAACCTGATGACGCATTGTCTGACGTTAGGCGGTCGTTTATAAACAATAGATATAATACAACTATTCGGTCAAGGGTTAATGACAGAGACGTTCCTATTATCGTAATTATGCAAAGACTACACGAGGAAGATTTGAGCGGTTATTTATTAGACGGCGGAAGCGGGGAGCAATGGCATCATTTGAAGTTGCCGGCATTGGATCAAGATAATAATGCGTTATGGCCTGAGAAACATTCTTTTGAGGAACTTGAATCAATACGCCAAGCGGATAGATATACTTTTAGCGGTCAGTATTTACAAATTCCGTCGCCTCCAGAGGGTGGCGAGTGGCGAAAAGATTGGTTTAATATTATACACAGAGCCGAGTTACCGAGCAATATATCTTTTGAAATGTACATTGATGGCGCTTACACAAAAGACACAAGAAACGATCCGACGGGAATACAAATAAGCGGTAAAAGTGGCGACAATCTTTACATATTTAAAAGCATTGACAAGTACTTAGAAATGCCTGAGCTAAAAAACTTTGTTACCTCTTTTGTGCAATCGTGCGGAGTTCCAATATCGCAAATATTAGTTGAGCCTAAAGCATCAGGAAAATCGCTTGTGCAGCTATTAAGGCGTGAAACTAGATACAATGTATCAGAAATTAAAACAAACTTTGTTAGGTACTCTAAAATTGAACGAGCGAGAGCATCCTCGCCATTTATTGAAGGCGGTAGAGTTTACCTAGTCAAAGATAATTGGAATGATGCTTTTTTACAACAAGTTAGCACGTTTCCAAACGCTAAACACGATGAGCATATTGACGTAACTTCCTACGCTATTGAAAGGAATTTAATTAACAACTTTTTTGTAGTTTAAAAACAATTTTAAATTTTGTATTTTTACGAAAATTTTATATTACTTTAAAATATGGCCTCATTCTTTGACCGATTCAATTTTTCAAAAAAAAATCAAAATACAAGCGAACAATATAACAGAGCCATTTATAACTGGCTAGGTAATTCTGTTCTTTGGAATAACGAGAACGATGATTCTTATATTACGCAAGGCTATCAGAAAAACGCAACAATATATTCTTTGATAAATTTAATCACAAAGGCGGCAACAACAATTCCGTTCCAAGTTTATGAAAAGACAAACGAAAACGATTATAAAAGATATAAGGCTTTAACTTCAGGAATGATGGATGCAGCGTCTATACAAAAGGCGTCATTATTGCAAAAAAACGCATTGGTTGAATTACAAGATACTGAATTACATAAAATATTAGAGCGACCAAATCCGGCACAATCTTACAACGCTTGGATAACTGAATTAATTGCTTTTGGTAAATTAACCGGTAATAGATATATTTACGGAATTGGCCCTGATACGGGAGCAAATGTTGGCAAATTTACTGAGTTGTATGTTATGCCTTCGCAAGTGATGGAGATTATATCTAATGGTATAATGGAGCCGGTATCTAAATATAAATTAGAATACAACGGAACAAAATACATTGACGCATCTGAAATCTGCCACATTAAAGACTTCAATCCTTACTATGATGGTACTGGCTCACATATGTACGGACAATCGCCATTAAGAGCGGGTTTGCGCTCATTAACAACCAATAATGAGGCGGTACAAACGGGAGTAAAATATTTACAAAACCAAACTGCAAGAGGTTTATTAACTTCAGAGATGGGCGATATTAACGAGGTACAAGCGCAACAATTAAAAGATAAATTTAAACGTCAGCACCAAGGCTCGGACAATGCCGGAGATATTATAATAACTCCAAATAAAATGTCTTGGGTTAATTTTGGATTAAACGCAACAGATGTTTCTTTAATAGCGCAATACAACGCCTCAATAAAAGATTTATGCAATATTTACAATGTACCGGTACAATTACTAAACAATACTGAATCATCCTCTTATAACAATATGAAAGAGGCTAAAAAGGCATTGTATCAAAACGCAGTTATCCCGGAACTAATAAAAATTAAAGACGAATTAAATAGATGGTTAGCGCCTAAATATGGCGACAAACTTTGTATTGAGTTTGATTTTTCTGTAATTCCTGAAATGCAAGAGGAAACTGAAAAGGTGGTTGATCAACTGTCTAAAGCGTGGTGGATTACGCCAAACGAAAAGCGTTCTGCAATGAACTACGGAAAAGATGAGGAAAATACTCAATTAGACGATTATTTTATTCCGGCTAATTTAATTCCAACAACTCCAAGTGATATTGATTTACCTATTGAGTCAATAGATGTAGACGTAAACAAGTTTTTGTTTGAGGACGTTGATTTAAAAAAAAAAGCTAAAATTTCCGACAAATTAAAAACGGCTTTACAAAATAAGGTTGATGATCATAACGAGGAAGTTAATAATGTAGCATCCAAAAAAACAACAGTATCAACTTTGTTTAAGGTTTATGAAAGAGGAGTTGGAGCATACAGAACAAATCCTCAATCGGTTAGGCCAAATGTTTCATCGCCTGAGCAATGGGCAATGGGTAGAGTAAATTCTTTTTTATACGTTTTAAGAAATGGTAAATTTAGAGGCGGTAAACACGATACAGATTTGCTACCTACTGAGCACCCAATGAGTTCAAAACAAAAGCCAACACAAAAAGCCGAGAGTTATAATAATTATCCTCAATCTGCAACTAATAACGCTAAAAGGATGATTGAATGGCGTGAAAAATATGGGCGTGATGTTGTTACTGCCGGAACTGAGGTCGGATGGCGTAGAGCATCGCAACTCGCAAACAGAGATAACATTTCTTTAGATGTTGTTAAAAGAATGGCGCAATTTAATCGCCATAGAGAAAACGCAAAGATTGACCCTAAATATAAGGGAGAGCCTTGGAAGGACAACGGCTATGTAGCTTGGAACTTATGGGGTGGAACTGCCGGGGTTGATTGGGCAATAAGAGAAGTAAACAAATTAAAAGACGACTAATTGAGATTAGACAAAGACAAATGGCAAAAGGCTTTTGAAAAGGAATTGAATAAGGCCGAAAAAAGGCAATCCTCTAAAGTAAGGCGATACTATAAAAACCAATACTATAAAGGAGCAGAATCTTTTTTGTCTAGTGGTCAAACATCTTTTCAACTTTTATTTAGTACAAACGAATTACTTAAAATTTATCGTGATTTATATTCTGATATTGGTTTACAATTTGCTAAATGGTATGCAAGAAATTTTGATAAATACATAAAAAAGGGAGTTAATCC